AGTAGTGTGCTCCCAATTCAAAGATGATTATACAGACCTTATTATAAATTGAAGTGGAGAACTTACAACGACATTAGCAGCTGCTATTGTTGTAGTACTCGGCTAGTCCAAGTACTACTATATTTTTATTTTTGTTTTTATTATTTTTATATTTTTTATTTTGTTTTATTATTTTATGTATTTTTTTGTGTTTTTATTTATTTTATCGGTACTCCAACTACGGGGGCTTTTTTTGATTTAGATACGGATTCCAAATTGAGCAAGGAATTCCCTGGCAGCTGGCGAGAATCCAGTTCTTGCCCAAGGAAGTGCGCCAACAGCCTCAAATGCTGCCCTAATTGCCACTATCTCCTGCCTCATCCATTGTTCTGCAGTCAGTGCGCCATATCGTTGGCGCAGAACTTTTCTCATAAAGTTGACATCCATCCCATCTTTCAGTACGCGGTGCATCTCAATCACAAGTGGAAAAAAAGTAAATGTCTGCAGAAACATCTCTGCACCTGCAGCAAATCCAAGGTAGAGGGCAGGTCCATCATCCCATGAACAACCCTTAACCTCAGCCAGGGGAATGATAACTGCCTCACGGACAGCTGCCTGGTTGACTGGGCTCTGGGCATAGAAAGTCATCAGCCATCTCGCAAGGTATCCAGAGAGGCGGTGCAAGGTAAGGGCTGTATCGTTAACCGGATTCGATTGGAATTGTGGAAAATGGTTATTAACCACTGGAAATGTGCACTGTCCAAAAGTAAGATTAACATTGGGCCTCGGCGTCTGACGTAAAGTATCTTTGGCTCTCTTCTGATTGAGGAAGAAAACTCGAGCGGTGTTAACAGTGAGGTTTGCCCTGTATGTATTTTCAAATGCCACATATTGTGCCTCCGGATCAAACGTAGATTGAGCCCGCTGAGGTACATCATTGAAAACTATCGCATCTGCCATACTATTAAAGGACTTTAAGTTTTTGAATTGTGGAGTACACTACT